GCGGCAGAAGAGGCGGTCTTCTGGGCAGCACTCTCCGCTGCCTGCTCGACCTCGTTCAGCCCTTCCTGTGCGCCGCTGGCGTCTGCAACAACACCAAAAACGACCTCTGCGTCATGCTCTCGTGCCAATTGTTACCCCTCCCATCGGGAGCGCGGGCACAAGGGCACAGGCTCAGAGTTTCAGTTCAAATTCCTTTCGGCAGGCCGGGTTCTTGCACTTCACCCACAGGCCGGCGGCATGGGCGGTCGCCGTCGCCCAGACCGGCGTTGCCTTCCCGCAGAACGGGCACGGCACCGGCTTTCTGCCGTTCGAGTTCCTGCTTGCGGGCAAGGATGGCGGCCTTGCGGTCGTTCCAGCTTGCATAGCGGTGCGCTTCACCTCCCACGTCTGCGGGCAGGGCATACACCCTGCGGTATTTCTCAAATTCCGCCCGCGATTCCTTGGGCAGGGTGTTCAGGTCGTGGGTGCGGTAGTCGATGATCCTGCAGATGCGGCAGTCCTCCGGCAGGTTGCGGAACAGGGCCATGAAGTCCCACCAGTGCAGCCGGGCCGTGTGCAGGTCGATGCGGTACGCCTGCAGGAAAGCCGCCCAGATGAGCGCGCCGTCAATGGCAAAATCAAAGCCGCGCGGGCCGCCGCTGCCAAACACTTCCAGATTCCGCTTTTCACGTTCCTGCTCCACCTCGCCGCAGCGGTAGAAGTCCATAAAGCTGTCGATGTTGGCAGGTGTCAGCGGGCCGTGGATGAGCACCCGCTGCGCATAGTCCAGAAGAGCGTCCTGCGCCTCGGGCGTCTTTGCCCGTGCGGCCATGTTGTCATAGGTCACCCACGCCCGGAAGTCCGTCTCAAAGCCCTGCGGCAGGGCGTCGGCCAGGTAGCAGGTGCTCATGCGTGCTTGGCCTTGTTGCGGCGCGCTGCCCGGCGCTGGGCACGGTTCTGGGGTGCAGGAGCGGGTGCAGCCTGCTTGTCTGCCGGTTTGGCCTTGTGCAGGCTGTTCACGGCATCCTGGGTGCGGGCCGCGGTGAAGTCGTTGACTGTGTTGCAGAACTCCGCATACAGGTGCGTCATTTCGTCCAGATTTTCGGTGTTCACGCCGATGAGGGTGTCGTAATCCTCGCCCAGGACGCTGCAGAAAAAGTCATCGTACAGGCCGCACATCTGCTCGGTCATCTTGCTGAGGCGGGCGGTTTTATCCACCTTGGTGTTCCAGTCCCTTGCAAGGGTGTCGTCGGCATCCTCCATGCGCTTGGCATTGCTCACAACGAGGGGATTGAATGCGGCAAAATCGTAACCGTGAAATTCCATGGAAAAGCTCCTTTCATTTATCGGCCCCTGCCGGTGCTGCCCCGGCATTTTCTGGTTCAGGGCGTAAAAAATCCCCGCCCCGGTTGGGGCAGGGATATGCTGGGGGAAATCAGGTGGCGCTGTAGGTGTAGGCCTTGGGCTTTGCAACGCCGTTCACGTTGACGGTAAAGCCTGCGGAGTTGCCTGCGCCGTTGGCGGCATCGCTCTGCACGATGACAGAGGCGCGGCCGGTCTCGCCCTCGCCGGTGTAGATGTTGAACCACACATAATCGGTGATGACGGATGCGCCGGTGCCGAAGGCCATATCCAGGCCGAACACCCAGTCCTGCCACGGGTCCCCGTGCTTGCGGTCGCCCGTGATGGAGAAGGTGCGCTGCGCACTGGTTTTCAGGGTAGCCGTACCCTTGCGGATATAGTTCTTATCCTGGGTGCCGGAATTGACGGCGGCGGAGTGCTCCGTGACGCATTCCTGGCAGACGATGTAGTCCGCCGGTTTGGTCTGGGAGCTGGCCGTCTTAAAAGCCAGAATGTAGTCGTCCGCCATGATCTCCATAGCGTCTTTGCTGCCCGGGGTGATACCCAGTTCAGCCAGAGCTTCGGTTACAGTGCTCATGTTTTGGCTCCTTTCGGTTGATAGTAAACGAGCTGGATCTGTATCTGCGCGCGGCAGGTATTGTCGCTCGCTTCGAGAATGGTCCCGCTGCTGGATACGCGCACGCCCTGCACGGTGCGTCCGCCGTCCAGCTTGGGGAAGTTCTTGGCATCGTTCTGCGCTTCCACCCAGTCGGTCAGGGCGTCCCACATGCCGGAGTGGTCGGCCTGCTGGGCGCTGTCCTCGGAATAGGCGGAGCGGGATGCAAGTACATAGTTTTTCAGGCGGCGGGTGCCGCTGAAATAGCGTTTCAGGATGGGGTCGGACGGCATGTCCGAGATGCTGTATTGTTCGGTGCGGGGGTCGAGGTAGCTCACCTTGAACTCCACGCCGTCCTCCTGTGCGGAGGCGACGAGCGGGCAGGTGCGAAGCCAGTCCCGCATGGCGGCAATGGCAGGGGTCATTTGTGCGCCTCCTTTACGGCTTTCCGGTAAAAGTCCTCCCACGAGATCTTGTTGGCGGCCTTGGAGCGTTCAGCCCAATAGCTGCCGCGCTGGCCGTTGTCACCGTGCAGGCCCTCGCCCTTGCCGTGCAGGTAATACTGCCTGCGGGCGTAGGGGGTGGACCAGATGATCTCGCCGGTCTCGTAGTCGGTGGCAATCTGCGGGGAGTTCTTCAACATGCCGGTGTCAAAGGGCACCAGCGGGTCGGTGTCTTTCAGGATGCGCTGCATGAGCTTGCTGCGGGCCGTGGTCATGGCGGCAGTGATCCCGGCACCCACATCCTTATTCCATGCGATTCTGGCCGTGCATTTGCCGCTGCGGTGCTGCACCGTGAACAGGGTGCCCATGGGCGTGGTGACGGTCAGGCGGCCCTCGTGGCTCTTATCCCAGATGGTCGCCATGTCAGCCTCCCTGCAGGTGCCAGTGGGGCAGAAGCTGCTCCCGGTTGTCCGCGAAGGCCGTCACGGTGACAGCGCCCCGCTTGCCGAGGGTGCGGTACTGCTCCATGGTCAGGCCTTGCACCGCGCCTTTCAGCACGAGCCAGCCCTCTTTCAGCGTCCATGCCTGGGCACGGGCGTCTGCAGGCAGGCCGTACCACTCCCACGCGGGGAGATACGGCGCTTCGCCCATGCGGGCCGGGATGCGGATGTGCACCTCCCGTGTAGGGGATTTGGCCGTGCTTCTGCCGGTCTGGCCGATGCGCTCCCGCCAGCTGCAGCCGTGGAATACCCAGCACACGGGCGTGTCCGTGTCGGTCCTGGTGTCGTGGATGAGGTTCACCACGGTGACGTCTGTGTTCATCCGTCCGGCCCCCTGTACAGCAGGCCGTGCGGGTCATTGCCGAGGGTGCTCTGCAGAATGCAGTACGCCTCGTACCTGACCGCGCTGGACATGCTGGAATTGCTGGCAAAGGTGATGGCATACCCATCATTGGAGACGCTGGCAACACCCGGCAGTGCGCTGGTGCCCGCTGCAGCGGTCAGCAGCTGGATGGTCTGCACGCAGGCATCTGCCAGAGCCGTCCGGCAGCGCTCACACGTTTCCGCATGAGGCTCTGCCCGGCCAAAGGTCGCCCCGTCAATGAGGCGGGACGCCCGGGCCGCATAGATGTTGAAGGTCTCCTCCGGCAGCGTGCCGCCGGAGTCACTGTATTCCTGATAGGTGCAGTAGGTCATGGCGGCGCGCCTCCTTATTCGCCTGCGACCAGATAGGCGAACGGAACCTTGGTGCGGTCGGTGTTCATGCGGGTTGCGGGGTTTGGCAGCGCCCAGCCCATGCGCATGACAACGCGCAGCGCGACCATGTCCTGCTGGGCGAGGTTGTAAACGATGTCCTTGGTGGTGGGGTCCTGAATGACGCCCTGATCCAGCAGCTTGACGGTGACGTCCTGACGGATGGAATACACCAGCTTCTTGAAGTTGCCCGCGATCAGCTGTGCCTTGGAGGAATCAAAGCCGCCGTTCTCCGGGAAGTACAGCGGTGCGCCGTCCAGTGCGTAGGTGGTGGCACCCTGCATGTCAGAGCGGAACAGCGGGCGGCCGTTCTGGTCCAGCAGGCCGCGCAGTTCTGCCTTGGCACCCAGCTCACCGACCACGGCATCCACGCCAAAGCCGCCGGCCTCGACCTTGGCAAACAGGCCGTCCTTGCCCAGCAGTTTGGTGTAGTCGATGGGGCCGGTCACCTTATTCTTTGCGGCCAGCGTCAGAATGTCGGTGGTCCACTCGGTGGGGCGCTCCGTGCCAAACATGATGGCGCTGTCGATTTTTGCGCCCATCGCCTCACGGACGCGGGGCTGCACCTCGCCCATGATGTCAAAGCTGGAATCTGCCAGCACGGCCTCCGGGATGGGCACGATGACGGCCAGCTCGGCGGCGGTCATGTAAACGTTGTCCCATTCCTGCTTGGAGGTCTGCTTCATGCCGGTGTCGCCGTTGACCCAGTAGGCCAGCGGCAGCATGGACAGCACGGGGATCTTGGTCTGGTTGCTGGTCATGTTGGCCAGGCGGGTGCCCAGCTGCATGACCATGGAGGACTTGGGGACGTCCTGCTGAATGGTGTTCACCAGCTGGTCACGGATAAGCGCCTCTGCTTTGTTGCGGGCAATGATATCTACTGCCATAATGATTTATCCTTTCTGCGCAAAGGCCGCCCGGAAGGCAGCGTTTGCGGCTTCATGTTCGTTTGCGGGCTGACCGGGCGTGCCGGTTGCCGAGGCGGAAAAACGGGCCACACCGCCATCCGGCAGGATGGCACTGGGGTCGCTGGCCTTGAAGGTCTTGACGTAATCGTCAAAGCCCAGGATCTCGCCGTCCTTCATGGCGAAATTCTGGGCTTTTGCTTCTGCGAGGAAGGCTTTCTTTGCGCTCTCGCTGGAAAATTTCAGACCGGCGGTCTTGCGTTCCAGAGCATAGCCCTTTTCCAGTGCTGCCACCTGATTGGCGGCGTCGGTCTTGGCCTGCTCGGCTTTGGTTTTCCACTCGGGGTCGTAGCCTTCCAGCTTGCTGTTTGCCGTGGTCAGCTGACCTTCCAGCGCGGTCTTTTCGGCTTTCAGGGTGGTGATCTCGTTCACCTTGGCCGTGATGTCCGCGCCGTGCAGGTTCATGATGCCGTCCAGCTGGTCCGGCGTGATGTTGGGGATGAGTTTGGTCACATCTTCACGTTTCACTTGCGGTGTGCTCCTTTCTGGTTCTGAGGGGTGTATAGGTCCCTTCCGTTTGGTGTCGCGGTTCTCGTTCCGCATGGGACAAGGCGGGATTCGCGCCGCCTTCCGCATGGTGCTCATTCCGTCCTCATGCGGGCAAAATGGGCATGAAAAAAGCACGGTGCAAATGCATCGTGCTTGAAAAATGGGCAAAAGAAAACCACGGTGCGTGTGCATCGTGGTTCAGCGGGCAGCCAAAGCTTTTTCATACTCTGCCCGAACTTTTTTCTTGAAAGACTCTACATCAAAGCCCGGCTCATAGTCTGCGCAAATTTCGGGAAGCTCCTCATTCAGGATTTCGGTGAGTTTGGGAGCTACCGCAAACATTTCATCGTAGTATGCACACAAGCAGTCGGGAAGGTCGGAAGAGAATGCAAATGGTTCATACTTACCGGAAAAGAACTGCTCGAACATTTCCAGAACTTCATTCAGACGATTCAATATATTCCCTCCAATCTGCCTTTGCATTTTTGCGTAGAACAATCGAAACAATTACGCCGTCTTCATTAGAAATAATGGCTCGTCCACTGTAAAAACGAATTTCACGGCCATCTTCCTGCAGATAGTTCGGCGGATTTCTTAATTGCTGGACTATGTCATCAACAGTAAAAGGTTCAAACCCTTTTCCGCCGTTATGCCTAGAAAGAAAACGCGCAACGCCATGGTCGGAAATTTCAACACCAGCAGATTTGAACCCATAAAATGTATCAACTGCTTTGGCTTTGAATTCATCGGTCCAGTCCTTTTTGCTGATATCTGTCAAAGTGTCGATATCCCGACGCAAGACGGTCCATTGCTCTTTTTTATTATACTTGATATCGTAATATTCTGCAAGGCTTTCTGGCGAGCGTAGGCCGATAGAAGAAGACCAGTCATTAAAGTGACGAACAGACTGCGCACTTGCCTTGCTGGCCTCGCTCCTGCCGAACTTGGCCGTGCTGGTTCTGGAACTGTCCAGCCTGCCGCCAGTAGCAGAAACAAAGTGCTTCAATTCTTCCCGGGCAGCACGCAGACGAACGGCCGTCTTTGTGATGTCCTCTTTGTCCAATGCGCCGGTCGTGGTTTCTGCCAAATACCGCTTCTTCCATTTTCGCACGTTCCGTTCCCGGGCGCGCTGCATCTGGTTGATTTCGTACTGGGTGTACATCTTGCCGTTGCACTCGATGTTCCGGGCGTTGAGGGCTTCCAGCTCTTCCTGTGTCCAGGTGGGCGGGTCGCCAAGCTCGGGGAAGATGCTGAAAAAGCTGTGCCTGCAGTTCCAGCCGCAAAGCCCCGCTCCGGTGCCGTAACCGGTGGACTTTCCGAAGTCCGGGTAATGCTTGCCCAGATAATCCACGGCCCCACCCCGGTGGAACTGCTTACCCTGCCACTCCGCATGACTGGGACGGGCACCGCCGTGTGCCGAGGTTTCGACGAACTCCGCGCCCATCTCGTCCATGCGGGCTTCCTGCAGCTTCCCGGCAGTCTGGTTGACGCCGGTGAGCACGGCCCGGCGGGCAGCGACTTCCAGCGAGTCCGTGTGGCCGCTGGGGTAGGTGACAGCAGGCAGGTCGTCTGCAAGGCTGTCCACGGCCTGTTTGATGGCCGTTTTGTAGTCGAAGGCACCCGTTGCCACCTTGCCCCATGCAACGTCCAGCGTGCGCTCAAAGGCCCCTGTGACGGTGTTTGCCGTGGTGGCGGTGAGGTTCTGCCAGGTGCCGCAGGTCTGTCTGGCTCCGGCGGTGAGCAGGTTGTTCAGGGCGGCGGACTCTTCAAAGGGCGTCGGGTCCAGCCCGTAATGGTAATAGATGGAGTCTTCGCGCTCCATCGCCTCGGTGGCAGCTTCTTTGAGCAGGCGGCGGATGGTCGCCTCACTCTTGCCGCTGTATTTGGCCAGCAGCTTGACGACGTCTTCCCGCACGGCCTCGGTCTGCTGGTAGCGCCACAGCTGCCAGTTGGCCGTGCTGGTGATGCCGTCCATCTTGGCAATGCGCCGGGCAACGTCCTGCAGGATCTCGTCCTCGACCTGCTGGGCCAGCTTCACGAAGGCGTCCGGCATCTGGTCGAGATAACTCGGCGGCAGCATCAAGCACCCCCGAAGGTGATGACGTCATCTGCGTGGTTCTCGGCGTCTGCCTCGGCAGCGATGGCTTTGGCCTCGTCCTCGGCATAGCCCTCAAACTCCACCAGATACCGCCAGAACGGGAACTTGCCCGCTGTGACATAGCCCCAGAACATCTGCTTGCGCTCTTTGGGGTCGGAAATGATGGAGTCGTCGAAGTCAAAGGTGACATTGCAGTCTCCCGGCTTCGGAACATCCACGCCGTTGGTCCACTGGGCATCCAGCAGCTTGTTGACCGCGTAGACAAGGTCCTGCAGAGCTGCGCCCAGGGCACGCTGCAGGTCTTTGACAGTGGTGTAGCTGCGCTGCTTGCTGCTGCGGATCTCTTCGGCGGTCTTGTCCACGTTCTGCGGATCAGACAGGGTGCCGTAGGCAAGGCCGCACTGGAACTCAATGCGTTTGAGCATGGTGTCCAGTCCCTTGCGGTAACTTTCGTCCCGCAGGATGGGCGCAAACACCTCGTACAGGCTTTGCCCGGAACCATACGCACCGTTCAGCCAGTTTCGGAAGACGCGTTCCACCCGATCCGGCATGTTGGTGTGTCCGTTGGCATCGGTGCGCAGGGCGTTCTGGTTCACGTCAATGGCCAGCTGTCCGCCGTCGTATTCCCACAGCAGGCGTCCATATTGCTCATCTGCGTCCTTGATGATGTCTACGGCAGAGGCATATACACTGACGCCCAGCGGAGAATGCCGGTCATCGGAATTGCCGCTGGACGCTTTGAAATAGCCCCACAGCGGGCGGTCCACGTCGGAGAACTCGGTGTGCGGGGCGATGGCTGCCCACTCGGGCACCTCGGTCAGCGGGACCTCAATGCCGATATCCGCGCTGGTCATGGAACGGAACGCCTTGACCGTGACGGTGTACTTGCCGCCAGAATACTCATGATCTTCCAGCCGGGTATAAATGCGGTTGCCGCGCACCAGATGGTCATGAAAAACAGCTCCGGTCATACGGCCAGAGCTGTCAAAGCGTGTGGGACAGAAGCAATCCCCCTGTACAACGTCGATCTGGATGGAGCCGTCTGCTGCAAAGAAGGGCCGGAACAATACACCGCCCAGTGCGCAGCCGTATTCGACCGGGATGCGCAGGCCGCTCAGAAACGGCTGCAGCATTTCATTGACGGCATCCGCCCGGGGACTGCCGGAGACCAGGCACTCCATTTCCAGCGTGGTCAGCCGGGCCAGCTCTGCAGCAATACTCTTGGGCAGGCCCAGACTGTGCAGCGGGTTCTTGCCGCCGTGGCACCACGGTCCGCCGTTGTCGTACATCTGCGCCCAGCGCACAATGGCGTTTTCCATGTCGCTCGAAACGCTGGCGCTCACGGTAGTCTCTTCACCGAACAGCATCCGGGCCTTTTCGCGCAGCCAGGAAAGAAGCTTGTCAAACATTACTTTTGTCTCCAGTCTGCCCAGCGGATGAGCGGGGCGAATATCGTGTAGCAGAAATAACGGATGTCATCCATCGCGTGGTCGTTCTCCTTGATGACCCGGTCTTCTTTGGCCTTGTCATCCCAGGAGTACACACCGAACTCCCGGCGGGCGTCTGCGCAGCTCTCGTGGATGGTGAGCAGCCCCGCCTGCATCAGGGAGGCAACACACCGGATGCCGTTGAGCACGTCGTTGTTGGCCGGGATGACCTGATACTTGCCATGCCGCCGGATGGTCTCGATGAAGCTGGCAGCGGACGGGTCCACGCACACGGCCTGCACATAGTAGCCCTTGGTGAGCCGTTCCAGCGCGGCATAGTGCTCTTCATCCGTGCGCTGCACCCGCTCCTTGCGGCTGTCGAAATAGCTTTCCCTGATGCGCAGCGCCTTGCCGTTGTGGATGACCCACAGGCCCATGCTGCAGGGGTTGTGCGTGCCGTAGTCGATGGACACATAAAACTGCCCGTCGATGTGGGAGGCATCGCCGTGGAAGAGGTAGGTGTCTGGATTGGCGGAGAAGAATGGATAGACCAGCCCCTCGGCGGCTACCCACCGCCCCAGAATGTAGCGCTGGTAGAACACGCCGGAGAACTGCCGCTGGTAACGCTCTTTGATGCGGGTGTCCAGCGTCAGATTGTCGTCCATCGTGAAGTGCAGGTACACCAGCCGCCGGGAACGAGCTTTCAGGAGCCAGCCTGTATAAAACCAGTGCTCCGGGCTTTCCGGGTTGCAGTTGAACCACCACTTGGAACCCGTAACAGAGCAGCGGCCCGTGGCCTGATTGACAAAGGATTGCGGCATCAGGGCAACTTCATCAAAAAAGGCACCAGCCAGGGTGATGCCCTGAATGGTGTCCTGGGACGCTTCGTCCTTGCCGCCGAAGAAATAAAAGTCGTTGGAGCGGTCGCCCCGTGTGACGGTCCAGTAATTGTCCGCCCGGTGTTCGGTCACTTCATAGCCGCGCCCGAACAGCTGCTGTTTGAGCGCGCCCAGCACATTGCGCCGCAGGGCCGAAATGGTCTTGCCGCACATGGCAAATTTCTGGCCGTTGAAACAGGTCATGCCCCACAGCACAAAGGAAAAGCCCATGCTGATGGTCTTTCCAGAACGGATGGACCCATCTGCAATGATGCCCTCATAGTCGCTGTAGGCGCTCTGCGGTGCCCACCAGTTGAGCACGCGCTGCTGTTTCTGGCTCAGAGGCTTCCAGTGGAAACTAATCGTTTTCTGCATGGTCGTCCTCCGGCGGCAGCATGTCTACATCATCCGGCGGGGCAGTGGCAGCCGATGTGCTCAAAGCGGTCAACAGGCCGTCGTCATGCACGACGTTTTCCGCTGCTGCGCCATTGTACACCCCCAGATGCCTGCCCAGCAGGTCCAAGGCTTTCAGCTTGTCGGCCAGCTTCACCTCGTGTTCCAGCCCGTCCTCACCAAAGGTCTTGACCTTGACTGACTGGATGGCGGCCAGATCATCCCGGGAAGCGTCCAGCTTGACCGAGGCAGTCTCCGGGTCAATGAGGTCGCTGGCGTTCGCAAAAGCAATGCGGGCCAGCTCCCGGACAACGCGGTCAGTAGATACACCAGTGCGGCGGCTCTGCTCAGCCTGCAGCTGGGCAAGGCGGTTTTGAACTCCAACATTCTCCAACAATCGTGGCCCCACGGTCTTGGCACTTGCCGGGGAATATCCGGCGCGGATGGCCGCCTGGGTAGCGTTCAGGTCGATCATGTACTCTTCACAGAAACGCTCCTGCTTGTCAGTCACCGCCACCACCTCTCTCTGGGCAAAATAAAAGCCGCCCAGTGAAGGACGGCAGGGAATAGCACAATAAGCACGGTGCAAAGCAACGCGCTTGGATCAGCCGCTGAGGCTGTCCACAATTGTTCGCTCTCGTGCGGACAATTGCCATTTGGTGGCCGCAGTCCTCTCAGCCGCAGTCCTCTCAGCCGCAGCCCTCTCAGCCGCAGCCCTCTCAGCCGCAGTCCTCTCAGCCGCAGCCCGGCTTGACAGAAGCAGGCCGCCGCCAAAGATTGCTTTCCCGGAAGAACGCTGCGCGTCCAGTGTTCCAATATGGACACATTCGCAACGCCTGATTTTGAAGTCTACGCCATAATGGCTGTACTTCTGCATCATCGCGGCCGTCACAATATTATCCGGATAAGTATATTTGGGAAGCTGCACCGTTTTGACACGGCGCAACCGCTCTACTTCATCGTTTACCAGTTTTGTCAAACGCGGTTCGGTCTGAGCTACGATATCGCCACCGTAGCTCGTCACAAA